GTGGTCAACAATATATCAACTGCTCCTGGATCTAGAACAAGAAAAGGAAATGTCGACGATTCACTAACTGAAGATGTAAGAGGACAAATTGTAGACTTTATAAAAGTAGACCCTAAAAAATCATACACTCCTTCAACCTTAAAAAGAGCTTTAAGCGGTGCAGGTATAAAGATTAATCCTGCGCAACTAAAAACACTAATTAATCAGTTACCTGTGTTTCCTGGTATAGATGTAACTACACAAGTTAAAAACAACAAGTCTGTACAAAAAATTCAAGCAACTCCTGAAAAAGTAAAAGCTCCAGTTAATCCACTACAAGCTGTATTAAATGACGTAAATCAAGAAGCACCTAAAACACCTGTAGTAGAAGAACAAGTAGTAAAAGAACAAGTAGAAAAAGAACAAGTAGAAAAAGTACAAGTAGAAAAACCACCAGTTAAAGTTGTTAACGCTCCAGTAATTCAAACATCTAATCAAACTGTTGAATACATTGGTAAAAGACCAAAAGGTGTGACGTTTACACAAATAACAGAAGCTACCGGCTCTACCCCTGAACAAATAGACTCTTTAGTATCAGAAGGTTTAATCGAGGTTTCAACTAATGAAAACAATGAAAGAATAGCTTTACCAACAGAACTAAATAGAGATAAAACAAAGCTTCGTAAGATTATTAGTAGGTTAAGCATAAGACGAAGCGAAAATGAAGATTTTATACTTGAAGCTCAAGATGATTTTAATACTCCAATTGATATTAAAAATTATATAGAAGAAGGAAATGAAAGAATAAAAGAACAAAAAATAGTCAAACCTAAAGCTGAGTTATCAGAGCAACAAGAAAGAAAAGCTCAGCAAAAAATAGAAGAACAATTATTAGTAGAATTAGGTCTTGAATCAAATGATGCGAAAAGTTTAGCAAAAAGATATGCAAAGGAAGATTTAGCAGACTTTAATCCTGAAACAGATGATTTCCACACTGCAGGTAACCCTAATTATGTACAACGTCCTGATCAAATAAACAGATTTAAAGGTGTTAAAAACTTAAAAAGGGCTTTACAAATACTTAAATCTGAGTACGGTAATGTGTTGGGCGAAGTAGAAACTGTATTGCTTGACACAATGTTAAAAGTTCCTAACCTGCAAACAACAGGGTTTTCAATTGAACAAGTAAGAACTAGAGATGGTGGTGGAGCTTATGGAGCCTATACAGCTGACACTAACAATGTGCGTGTACACCCCAATGCAAATATAGGTACTATAATCCATGAAGCTCTTCATGCTGTTCAAGCTAAGAAAATGAATGATGCATTCACTAGAAGCGGTAAACCTAAAAACGAAGCTGGTAGATATATAAACAAAATATACGAAAGAGCACAAGCAGCTGCTAATGGCAGGTTTGATAGAGAACTAAATAACGTGTTTGAATTTGTTAACTACGCACTTCAAGATGTGCAATTCCAAAGATTTTTAAGTGAGACAGCACCTCTTAACCCTAAAAATAATTTAAATTCTTTATGGTCTGATCTTGTTACTGCAATAAAAAGATTGTTTAACTTCTCTACTAATGTACCTAATTCATTACTTAATGATTACTTGGTAGTAGCCCAAGACTTATTAGATGGCCCTCCTAATAGAATTGTAGGTTCAGATCCTTTATACAATAAACCACGTGAAAACGAAACAAAAGAAGAATTTAGAGAAAGAAAGTTTGATGTAAAAACTAATAGTGATGGTGTATTTAAAAGAATTGTTAAAGGAATATTTAGAAGACCGACAGCTGTTGATTATCCTGATAAATCATTATCTGGATTATTTATTAGAGCAAGAACTCATTTTGCTAATTCTAGTGCAGCCATACAAGAAGAAGCTCAGACAAAAAGCTTTAATAAAGTAGTAAACGATGCACTGTCTGGAAGAGCTAGAACTGACATTATTATGGACACTACACTACAATCTAATGCAATAGCAGCTAGCGCAGCTGACATGGGGTTTGTAACAATTCAAGAAAACGGAATGCCTAAAATCATTCAAGATAACGCTACTCTTAAAGGTGTGTTTAATCAAGTTACAAAATTAGCTGACAAGGTAGGAGTAAAAGAAGCTAACAAAATGGTGCAAGAGTATTTAATTGGTAGAAGATTGCAAGGTGAACAACAGCTAAACGAAAATCGTGATAAAAGAATAAGCGAATTAGAAAACGAAAGATCCAACACTAAAAATAAAAGTGAAAGAAAAAAACTAACTCAAAAAATTAATAATATAAAGAATGTAGAAAAAACAAAGATGTCAGACGATGATATGCGTGTTTTAGCTGATAAAGATTATCTTGTATCTGAACAACAGCACCCTGAACTTAAAACTATATCTACTATGTTAAACCAAATACAACAACATAACATTGATTTGTTAGAAGCTACCGGTGTGTATAGTAAAGAAAAAGCAGATGTATTTAGAAGTCGTGATTGGTACGTGCCTCTACACAAAACTCTTGATGAGTTAGAAGCTTCACAAAACGGAATAAAAGAGTTTTTTAAAGGCTATACTGATATAGGTCAAGAGTTTAAATATAAAGGTGGTAGCGATAAACAAGTTGATAATGTATTAGATAATTTTGTAATGAAACATTTCTGGTCTGTAAATGCAGCTTTAAGAAACCATGGCAATCAAGAAGCAAGTAGCTTTGTTGGAATGAGAAACAAAGAAAAAATTGCAGCTTTAGAGGCAGAAGACAAAGTAGGTAAAGGTCTAGATGAAAAACAAAGAAAACAACTTGAACGTATAAGAGACGAAAATCCTAATGACTTAGTGACCTATGAAAGCGAAGCAGACATTCCTTCAGGTAGGTCTGGATATACTGCACCAGTGATGTTTAATGGGGAACGAGTATTTGTTGATTACTCAGATCCTGGGTTTGCAGTTGCTGTTAGAGGCCCTGAACAACCATTAGTAGACACTCATGTCCCCGCTGCACTAGCTACTTTGCTAAGACAGACTATTACAGCAAACCCGATATTTCAAGGGTATCAAGTATTTAACGACTCAATAAGTGCTGCGGCTTACTCAGGAGTTAAAAACCCATTTCAATTAGCAAAAAGAGTTTTAAGTAGTTACACTGAAATTATTAACGATCCTAATTCTCCTATAATTCAACAAATGAGAAGAGCAGGGGTTACTGGTGGGTACGGCTTAACAGCTGATGAGATTATAGGAAAGACTAGACGAGAGTTTAATTTATTACCTGAAAGTAAAGCAAGGGCTGCTGCTGCATACTTTGAAGATCTAGCCACACATTCTGATTTAGCTCAACGTAAAGCTATATATGAACAAACATTATTAGAAACTGGTGGTGAACTACAACCTGATGGAACTATAGTAGGTGGAAATGAAATAGAAGCTGTTAACAAAGCTATAAATATTATTAACTGGAACAAACGAGGTAACAGTGCAGGTTTAAGATTACTTACTCACACCATACCATTTTTAAATGCGTACTTACAAGGTATGGATATTCTTACAAATGTAATGAGAGGTAAGTTTTTAACAGCTACAGACAAAAAAAATGCTTTAAAATTATTTGCTATAACTTCAGCAAAAATTATGGTGCTCAATGCTATCTATGCAATGATAGTCGGAGGCGATGATGAGTATGAAAAACTGCCTGATAATGAAAAACTTAGGTCTTATATAATACCAGGCACCGGTATGAAGCTGCCACTTCGTGGTGAGTTAGCGTTTTTGTATAAATTATTACCTGAAGGTTTGTATAACCTTATTACTAAAGAAGGCACAGATCAAGAAATAGATGGTAGAAGAGTAAGACAAGCAGTTTCTGAAAGCTTAGCTGGAGGGCTTCTCTTTCCGGCTCTATTTCCTCAAGCAATAAAAGCTCCTATTGAAGTAGCAATGAATTACAACTTGTTTACAGGTAGTCCTATTGTAAGTCCATTCCAAGAAAGAAAAGAAACTGATTTACAAGTTAATGCAGGTACTTCATATGTTGCAAGGGGTTTTGGTGAATTAGGTTTCTCACCATTAAAAGTTGATCATTTATTAAGAGGCACTTTTGGAACTCTTGGTTCAGCAGGGCTAGGTATAATTGATGGGGTAATAAATCAATTTGTAAATAACCCACTACCAAGTACGCCAATAGATAAATTGCCTGGCATCAGTGCTGTTATGTATAGTCCCAATGGTAGAGCAGCGCTAAATCAATTTTATGACTTAAAAGAAATGTCTGATAGAGTAACTAACTCTTTAGGTAACTATACAGGTGAAAGGTTAAAAGAATATAAAGAAGATAATAAATTTATAATATCTAAAAGAAGTCAAATAAACACTTTAAACAAAAGAATTAAAACACAAAGAGATAAAAGAAAAGTAATTATCAACGACGAAAAACTAAGCGCTCAAGCTAAAGCTAAAAAGCTAAGAGAAATAGATGTTAATTTAAATAAAGTATTAAAAAGCGTACCTAAAATTAGAGTGCAGGCAAACTTACCTCTCTTTAATACTAAATAAATTTATAGTCGCCAGACTCTAATGCCTTGTATGCCATCTTCTATAACTATTTTATGCACATACTCAAACTCAAGTCTTTTACTTTCTTTTTCTATAGCTGCTAATGCTGCTTTAGTATCTACTGCAGGTAAGAATATAGATGTTCCTGGTGTAAAAGAAGGCCAATCTATTTGATAGTCTGTTCCGTTAGTTAACATTTTTCGGTATATCCAAGTCTAAATTATCTGTTTTAATTTCATCAAATGATGAATTGTCAACCCATATACATCTAACTGAAGGTCCACTAATCTCTAGACCCTTATGTAGTACTTTTAGTTTCGATGCTTCTTTAAGCACTCCGTTTGACTTTAAACCTTTAATAAAGTCACTATAGTCAATTTTTTTACTGTTTACATACTCTCTCATTATAGATGCAGGTATATAGATAGTGTTAGTGTCAGGCTCTACACGTACTTTTAAATCATGATTGGGCCTTAACATCGGTGCTTCTACTAGTCCCCCTCTTGAATCAGCCTTACTGTTTATAACCAAGGTGCTGTTTTTAGCTGTGTTAATAAAGTCACCTAGCGTTTGAACAGCATCAAAGTCTGCTTCTTGTAGCGATACTTTAGATCTACTTAGTTCTTTAGCTATGGCTTTATATACAGGATCAATATTTATATTGTGTATGCCTAGTTTCTTAGCAATGACTGCACCTAAAAATACTGCAGCTAACGTAGCTGAAAACTTTCTATCTTGTCCTTTAATGTTGAGTTCTTTATCTATCTTTTGTTGTGTTATTTTCAATTGTTTTTTCACTTGATCTAAATTTGCTATCAAGTATTGTGCATAGACTTCACCTGCGTGTCCATAGTTGTCAAAGAACTTACTAAAGTATTCATCAGCTTCAGACTTAGATATAGTCTCATCTAACTCTATAGGTAACTGAATAAACCTAGCCATCTCACCACTAGCTTTTGCTCTATCAGAAAACATAACTTGTCTAAAATCTGTGTTACTAGACACTACACATATCAAGTTAAACACAGTATCGTTTGCTCTTTCTTTGTTAACTCCGTTACCTAACCTATTACGTCCACGACCTGTTGATATAAATTTTAAAAACTTATGTAGTTCTCGAGGTGTTATATCTGTCATCTCATCTACTGCAGCAGGTAAGTTGTTCATGTAACCCATACGATGAATAATAGAGTTTTCTGTATCGCCCCACACCTGCACAAGTTTTGAATTAAGATCAGGATTACCATACACACTAGTCATAGCCTGTAGTATAGAAGTTTTACCTTGTCCTGTTTCAGGGTTATATAAATTTATTATGGCTGATTTTTCCCTATGCTCAAAGAAAGGCATAAGTAAAGAACCAAAAGCACAAAAGAACCCAAAAGCACGTAGCTCCATACCTGGTCTTTCATAAATAGACACACCTTTTTTCCATTCTTCGTAGTCCCCTTTCTTTTGCAGTGTAGGGTTTATCTCGTTAAGTTCATCAGCTACAGGTACATACTTAACACCAAACGCACTTATCTCTCTATTGCCTATAAGTATTTTGTTTTTAGTTTCTATAGACCCTGGATTCCAACCATACTGTTTATACATTAGTGACGCTTCGTTTGTACGTTGTTGGGTTTGAACCGAGTTAACTATGTAATCAATCATTAACTCCATCTGCTTACCATGCACTATAACTCCATAATCAACTAAAATTTGTCTTGCTCTGTCTCTAGTAAGCAGGTCAGAAGTTCTAGCTATAAACTCTCTAACTCCATCTTTTGGTAGATGTAGTTTAAACCATGAGCACTCACCTAATGTAGGGTCGTGTAGTCTTTCTACTAAATAAAAATCATAGTCATAAATCTTAACACCGTCATCGTCATCATCAGGCATAGTTTTATATATGCCTCCGTTTTTACCTCTGAAGTATGGGTATGGGTAGTCAGGTATTTTAAAAGTAACTTTTTGATCAAGTGCTTCGCTGTGTGCTTCTATTACATTATCAGCACCCCTTGCTTTGGCAACAACTCTACCAAGCTGAATAGGTGTTGTTATCTTGCCTTTGTGTGGACAATTTTTACACCCTTCAGGCCTTTGCATTTCAAACTGTTTACATGAGTGTGGGCCTGGTATGCTATCGGCTTTCTTCTCTGTTAGTTCATAATCGTAGTCAACATGACCTCTAGATATTTTGTGTATAGCTATATCTCTATCTTCACAGTGTACGGCAATGGACAAACCTGCTCTCCATAGTGGTTCTTCTATTTCATTTTGTTTTATAGCTATGTGTTCAAGTTGATTGCAACCATCGTTTACTTTACAACGTTCCATTATCTTTCTAAACCTAGAAGAATGGTTACCCAGTATTGCTTTGGTAGCTTCGTCCATAGGTCTCTTTGGTTTGTTAGCATGGGTTATTATTTCAGCAGGAATGACTGCTGCTAGATCATCAAATAGAAACGGACTACAAGGCTGTAGTACGGTCACGCTTTTTGGGTTTTTTACATCCTTAAAGTTTTTAGTTCCAGGCACTCTAAGTATTCTTGATATGTCTGAAGTACAAACAGAGTCTGATTTAAAACCATGTTTAACACAGAGAAACTTAAGTCCCTGTGCTATAGGTTTCCACACAGCAGGTGCAACAGGATCAACAAACGGCCAGTAACAATGCAACCCATTACCTGAATCTACTACCATTGGTGCAGGGAGTTTAGTTGCGTCTGTAAACTTTCTCAACGCAACCATAGCATCTTCTTTAGTTTTGTAGTCTTTATACCTGCGCTTCTTAGCATCGAAACCACAATCAATGTCAAGCCAAAATATCTTCTGCTCTCTTGCATTTTTAGCTTTTCTGTCTGTGTTCTCTACCCAAGTTGAACATGTGTAGTACACATCTAACTTGTTCTTCAGCAAAACATTAACTTTAGCTACTGCATCATCAACTGTATTTAAGAATATAGGTGTTACATTATCTTGTTGGTCCTTGCTTACAACGCAGTAGTACCCCTGATCAGACCATACAAGGTCTAAAAATTCTTTCGTTTGCATTTTAAACCTTTATGTTTTTTGATAGTTCTCTTATTAATTGTTTGACTTCATCTTTTTTAAGTCTAGTAGGGTTTGCTTTACCTGAGAACCAATCATATACTGTTTGTCTTGATATGTTAAGACTTTCTGAAACCTTCTGCACTGGGTGTTTTAGCTTGATGCATATAGCACCTAGCTCAACACCCAATGTAGTTTCAGCAGCTTGATTAGCTTCTATTACAATTTGTGAATATCCTCTCATATACCCTCCTATGTCCAATCGTCTACAAGATCATCAAGACTTACATCGCCTTTAGCAGGTGTAGGGTCAGGAGCTTTTGCTTTAGGCTCTGCCTTTGGTTCTGCTCTTTTTGTTGGTTCAGGTATGTTGTCTTCTTCTGCAGGTTTAGTTTCAGAGAAAGCATCTACAGGCCTAGGTTTTGGTGCAGGTTCAGCTGTAGGTGCAGGGGGAGGTGTTTGACCACTCTCATCTTTGTTTATATTTACGGACAAAGTTATAGCTCTTTTTGCATCATCACTTTTACTTTTTTCAGAACATAAATTATATTCTTCGTCATTAAGTATTCTAATAGGTTTGAATCCTACTTTAGTACTTGATGAGTCCATATCAAAAGACATTCTTGATACAACCGACATAAGGTTTTGACTGTTAGCTCTCACATAGTCAGTGTATTCATGCAGTGGTCTACGTTCAGCAGTGCCGTTACCAAATATAGATTGTGATGGTAATGTCACTTGAAACACATCGCCATTTAAATCATCTGCTCTGACTACAGCTATACGTCTGCTAAATCTACATGCTTTAGTTCCATTAGGTCCTGATCCTTTAATGTTCTGAGGACATTCAGCACAGGTAGCGTTTTGAGGTGCATCAACTTCAGCATCAGGTTTAACACTATCTGATGTCCAACACGCAGGAGGAGATAACTTCATTCCTGGTTTGTATTCACCTGCAAAATACATTCTGTGTACTGATGGTGAAGCATTAACTATGACTACGTCTATATGACGCTCATCACTTTTGTCAATCTCTTTACCATTGACCATTAGTCTAAACACATTATTACGTATTGAAATACGTTTTGATGTAATTGAACTGCCTGTTATGTTACTTGTAAAGCCGTCATCTCTACTGCCTGTAGTTGCAACTGCTCCACCTTGTGAAAATATATCTACGTCTGTGCTCATAATTTCTCCTCTTTTTTACGGTTTTTAAGTATTGATACTGCATATTCAGATGTTGATTGTAGTCCTGGAGGGGCCACATCAGGGTTATCTGCTATGAATTGTTTTATATTAGTCTGCTGTATTCGTTTTTCAAACAACTCAAAAGCATCATGTTCTTTTACAAACTTATACATTTCAGGCCAATCACTTGTCCAATATCTAGTTTTTAATTTTCTAGTTAGTGTACCTGCACTAGTTTTAATACTTGAAACATTCAAAGTCCTGCATGCTTCATTCAAAGCTTCTTGTATTTGTGCACGTTTAGTTTTTATTTCGCTTATCTGAGATTCAAGTGTTGATATTGACTCTCTCATATTAATATCAGCTTGCATAAGCTTTTCAAGCTGATTATCATCTAGTTCCATATGTTGGTCCTCTCGTTAAATGGATTACAAGTATATTAGGGGTTTCAGACAATGTCAAGACTTTTATTCAATTCCTAGTTCTTCTTTATATAAGTCTACTAACTTAACATGATCGTCAATCTTACCTTGTAGCATCTTGTATATCTTTGATTCTACAGGACTACCTTGTAAATGAACTACAGTCATTGGGTTTCTTTGCCCTGCTCTGTCCATGCGAGCACAACATTGTATATATGTTTCTACTGACACAACAGGTGACCAAAATACAACAACGTTAGCTGCGTGAAGTGTTACACCATGTGAAGCTGATTGTGGTTGTATAACTAATACTTGTGGATCTTTTGATTCTTGAAATGATTTAAATATTTGAGATCGTTTGTTCATTGTGATACCACCATGTATACAATCGCAGGATATTTTTGACTTTGTTAACTCCGTTAATATTAATTCAATACTATTTCTAAAAGGAGCAAACACAATAACTTTGTGGCTTGCTTCGGTAATAATATCTTTTAACGCAGTCATTCTATTCTTAACATCAAACTCTATAACTTCTTTTTTGTCTGTGTAAATTGATCCTGCACTGACCTGTAGTAATTTAGTCAACATTGCTGCTGCGTTAACTACGGTTATTTCTTCTCCTGCAGCTT